CGGCGACCACTTGGCATTGTAGGTGAGCCCCGCCAGCAGGTCGGGGCCGGGATAGACCGGGAGCGTCATCGGCGACCTCTCACGCCAGCCTGAGCGCGCCGTCGCGCAGGGCGCGCTGGAGGAAGGCCAGCATGTCGGCGCCCTGGTCGGTCAGCATCTGGCGCAGGCTCTGCGCCTGCGGGGCGTTGATCGTGGGGGCGTAGTGAAGGTGGGCGTCCCCTGCCCGGCCGCCGCGCGGGGCGCCGAAGCCGGCCAGCAGGTCGCGCATCGGGTTGGCCAGGCGCGCGGGCAGCACCATTTCCTGGGCGTGCAGCTGGGTGACGGGGTTGAGCCCGGCCGGCACGTCGAAGCCGCCCGCGGCCATGTAGCCGGCGGCGGCCGCGGCCATCGAGGCGCCGAAGGCCGGCGCGCCCATGTCGAGGGGCCACGGGGCGGCGGCCATCGAGGCCACCCCGCCGGCGCCGGCGAGGCCGATCAGCGGCGCGACCTGCGCCCGCGCCGTGGCCTGGGCGGCGGCGGCCGCGGCGGCGCCGGCCGCGAGGCTGGCGGCGGTGCGCTGCGCCGCTCCGGTGACCGTGGCCAGCAGCTGCTGGGCCTCCTTCCACAGCCACTTCTCGATCATCGGATCGACGACCTTGGCGACGAACGCCTCCAGGATCTGCTGGCCGACCCGCGCCATCACCTGGGTGAAGGTCCTGGACCCCTCGGCCATCTGCAAGAGGCCGCGGGTGAACGCCGCGACCGTCTGGTCCATCGTCGCCTTGAAGCCGGCCAGCATGCGCGCGTTGTTCCGGGTCAGCTGCTGCGTGGTCTGGTCGCTGGCCTGGGCCTGCGTCGCGGCGGCGGTGGTGACGGCGCCGGCGAACGCCGCCTGTTGCGCCTGGGCCGAGATGGTGAGCGCCGCGAGGCTGCGCTGCGCGCCGCCCGCCAGCGCGACAAACGCCGCGCCGAGCGACTGCACCCGGGGCGCGATGGCGCCGACAGCCGCCGCGGCCTGCTCGCAGCCCTGCCGGAATGCGCTGGCGTCGGCCGCGAAGTTGATCGTGAGGTCGCCGTCGGACATGGCGGGCTCCTGGGCGGGCGGTCAGAGGGCGGGGGCGCCGCCGGGCAGCGCGGCCAGGAAGTTGGCCAGGTCCTGGCCCTCCAGCCGGTCCGGCGGCGCCGGCTTCGGCTGCCGCAGGCCCAGCCAGGCCGCCGCGGCGATGTAGGTCGGCGGACCCTCGCGGCTCCAGTGGCGCATGAGTGCGCCCCAGCGGTGCAGGTTCCAGGTGGTCTCGACCCCGTCCCAGTCGGCGCTGCCGAGGCCGGCGAGGATGGCGCAGATCAGGTCGTCGAAGTCGCCGTCGAAGGGCTCGCCGGCGCCGGGTCCAAAGGGCCGGCCTCCGGGGCGGCCAGGCCGATCTCCACCATCAGGGCGTTGATGAAGGCGCGCAGGCCGGACATCTCCGCCGGCGTCAGCGCCTCCTCGAGCTCGTCCACCGTGCAGGCGACGGCAGAGCCGACGCTGACGATGCCGAGGATCGCCTCCACGCTGTCCATCGGGTCGGTGCTGGCCTGCACCGCGGCGATGTAGCGCCAGGCGGCCTTGAGCTTCTTGAAGTTGGGCAGGGTGACGGACCAGACGATGCCGCCGATGTTGACAACCGCCATGCGGGCTCCTTTGGACGGGGATGTACACCGCGGCCCGGCGCCGAGCCGGGGCGTGGACGTTTTGACACGAAGGACACGAAGGAAGGCACGAAGACCGCCAAGGCGCGCTGCGCGCGCCGCAAATCGTCAGGAGCAGCGCCAAGGGATTCTCTGGCGCGCCCCCGGCGCGCCCTCCGTGGCCTTCGCGCCTTCTTCGTGTCCTTCGTGTTAAAGACGACCGCGACGCCGTCGCCGCCCTATCAGCCGGTCATCGAGTAGTTGAAGACGTTGCCGGCGCCGTTGTCCTGGGCGCTCATCTCCAGCTGCGGCAGGGCGAAGTCGTCGAGCTTGAGCGGCATCGACAGCTTCGGGCACTGCACGGCGGGGAAGTTGAGGAAGAGCGAGCGGACGGTCCCGTCCGCGCCCTTGAACCGGTTCACCAGCTGCACCGCGAAGATCACCCCGGCGCCCATCAGCTGGTTGGTGAACGTGAGGCTCTGGCCGGTGGCGGGCGAGGCGTAGGTGTAGGACGCCTTCAGCAGCTGGCCGTTCTGGGCGGTGTTGACCGTGTAGACGCCCGTGGCGGTGTTGACCGCGTATTGGCCGGCGGCGGGCGCGGCGGCGACGCGGGTCATGAAGAGGCCGGTGACGGTGTTGTAGACGCCGAGATCCTGGCTGAACGTGGCGGCGTTCGCCACGGTGAAGGTTCCCGACGCCGGCGTGGCGGCTTCGTCGACGCTGTTCAGCGTCTCCCCCGGCGTGGTGGCGAGACCGAAATAGACGGCGTTGAAGAGCGCCGGATCGACGACGCCGACCGTGGCCTTCAGGTCGATCTTGGCTTTGCCGCGGGCCTGCTCCAGCGCGTACTGGTTGGAGCCGTAGAGCAGCTTCTGGTCGTAGCTGAAGTCGACCGCGACGTCCTGCAGCCGGCCGAAGCGGGTCGGCGTGGGGTTGGCGCCGGAGGGCGTGGCGAAGAGGAAGCCGACGCCGAAGACGGATTGAGCCATGGCCTATGGGCTCCCTTGGGAATGGCGGAGGGGGCGCAGACGCGCCTACGGGACCAGGATGCGGATCGGCACCACGATCAGGGTCTGGCCGTCGAGGTCGCCCTGGAATTTCTGGATGCGGCCTTCGATCCAGCACTTGTGGACGAGGCCGCCGAGGGTCTGGGCGAAGGTCGGGTCGGTGGGGTCGACGAAGAGCGCCTTGACCGCGGTGAGGATGGCGTTGGTGGTCTGGGCCGGGATGGCGTCGTCGTCCTTGCCGGCCTGGTGGTAGATCAGCCAGCTGGCGCCCAGGGTGGTCCGCGACTCCAGGCTGGTGACCTGGGCCACGGTCTCGTCGTGCTCGGCCTGGCAGAGCGCCGGCTGGGCGGGCAGGTCGTCGAAGGTCGCCACGCGGCGCGAGCTGAACATCAACGCGCCGGACGGCGGCCAGGCGAGGCCCTCGGTGAGGGCGAACAGGGCCGCATAGACGGTCTCGGCGTCCATCTCAGGCCCCCGTCCGCTGCCGCACCGCGTCCAGCACCGCGGCCTTCATCTGGGTCTCGATCGCCTCCGCCATCTCGGCCAGGGACGCGCGCAGGTAGGAGCGTTCGGGGAGGCGCGAGCCGGGGTGATGGACGACCTTGGCGAAAACCGGCTGGCCGCCGGCCAGAAAGGCGAGGGCCTTGGCGCGGCTGGGCAGGATCTCGTGCGGCGCGGTGACGCCGCCGTATTCCTGGATCGCCGCGTACTTGAGGTCGGCGCCGGCGAAGAGGGTGGTGACGACGCCGTCGCCGGAGAGCGTAGGTCCCTCGACGCCGACCGACGCCGCCAGGGCGCCGGTGCGCGACTGCAGGACGCCGCCGTGCAGCTTCTCGCCGACGAGACCGAGCAGCTGGTCGGCCAGGGCGGCGGACCTGGCTGCCACGGCAGCCAGCACCGTGGCGGGCAGGCCGTCCAGCCGGCCGGCCAGGCCGGCGTCGCCGGTGATGGTGACGGCGAGCATCAGAAGGGCGCCAGCACCTGGTAGGGCGCCAGCAGCGCCCGCACGGTGTCGTTCATGTCCTTCAGCGAGAAGGCGACGACCTCCTGGCCGCCGAGGGACTTGGAACCGAGGCCGATGCGGTCGCGGCGGCGGAAGGCCTCGCCGGTGAGTTCGATCGCGGCCTGGGCGATGTCGGGCGGCGTGGTCGCGTAGCCCGCCGTGTAGGAGACCACCACCGGCAGGGCGAGCGGGAAGCGATAGCCGATCAGCGTCAGCGCGCGGTCGTCGAAGAGGACGCCGCTGGTCAGCGCCACCGGGTCGGCGGCGGCGGTGATGGTCTGGCCGGCAAAGGCGACGGACGCCACCGCGGTGATCGGGAAGTTGCGCAGCAGCAGCAGGGACTGGCCGTTGCCGCGGTAGGTCTCGACGTACGCCGCGCTCAGCACCTGGCGGCCGAGGTAGCTCGGGATGAAGGCGGACACCGCGGTGATCAGTCCACTGATCAGGGTGTCGGTGGTGGTGGTGCTGACGCCCAGCCAGGATTTGACCGTGTCCAGATCGGTAAGGTCGCCGGCGGCCATGAGGGACTCCGCAACATGGGGGTGAGCACACCCTCCCTCCCCTTCATGGGGAGGGACAGGCGGCGCGGGCGCCGCCAGGGTGGGGAAGTGCGGGTTCTGCGAGGCGCTGCTGACGCGTCCGACACCCCCACCCTGACCGTCGCGTCGCGACGGTCGTCCCTCCCCACAAGGGGGAGGGAGGATTTGGGCTTCAGCCGTTGGCGATGTTGGTGATCACGCCCATGGCGAAGGGGGCGTAGACGGCGAGGACTTCCTCGACGTAGACGCCCTTCTGGCGCTGGCGGGTCACCGGCGGCCAGTCGATGGCGTAGTAGTCCTGGCGGCACTTGACCTCGGCGACGTTGGGCACCTCGCTGGACTGGTATTGCGCCGGCAGCGTCTCGGCGTAGGCGAGAAGGGTGCCGGGCGGCACGAACGGGTGGATCTTCACCGGGATGCGCAGGCCGCCGTCGAGCAGGAACGGGTTGTAGTAGGTGGCGATGGCGCCGCCGGCGTCGAGCTGGTAGCCGCCGCCGTCCGGGTCCTGACGGTATTGCAGCAGCGGGCCGGAGCCAGCGGACAGCACCTTGGCGGTGATGTTCTTCAACTCCTGGGCGTTGACGAAGAGCACCGTCGGCGAGACCTGGTAGTTGCTCCACATGGTCTGCAGCAGGGCGTCGATCTCGTTGACCGAGCCGCGGCCGGAGGCGGTGAGCGGCGTGCCCGCGCCGGCGGCGCCCGTCGCCAGGGTCTGGACGTAGGCGTTGTTTCCCGCCTTCAGGGCGGTGGTGAGCAGGCCGTCGAAGCCGAGGCTGTTGGTGGACGAGTCGCCGGTGATCGCCGTGGCCGCCTGCTGGCCGCCGGCGAGCGGGGCCGAGAAGGTGGCGGAGTTGAGGGTGGTGATCGCCTGCAGGGTCTCCGCGCCGACGGTCCCGACGAACCAGGCGTAGGCGACCGCGCCCTGCAGGGCCGCGACCGTGGCCGAGAGGGTCTGGCCGAGGGTGATGGCCTGGGTGGCGTTCGCGGACCTGTTCGACGAGCCACCGTTGATGGTGAAGGTCTTGCCGTCGGCGCCGGTGATGGTCCGGGAGGTGGCGATCCCGTTC